CAATCTATGGCTGATTCTACAGATAATTCATGGAAAGACGAATTTGCCTTGATTGTTTTGCTATTACCTGCTATACTAGTGTTTATACCGAGTATGACAGAGTATGTAAGAGTAGGCTTTGAAGTTCTTAATACACTACCTGAATGGTATCAATACTTACTATTTATAGCAATTAGTGCATCCTTTGGAATTAAAGGTGCTGGTCAAGCAATGAAGATAATAGGAAAAAAATGAATTTAATTAAACTACAGGATGAGATAGCTAATGACGAGGGTGTTAAATATGAAACATATCGTTGCTCTTTAGGACATTTAACAGGGGGTATTGGACACCTGATTACTGAATGGGATGAAGAGATATATGCTGGTTCTATAGGAACAAAAATACCACATGAACAAGTGGATGAATGGTTTGCGAAAGATATAGCAACAACTATAAAAGATTGTAACCTACTCTTTTCGCAATTTAATAACCTACCGGAAGAGATACAACATGTATTAGCTAACATGTGTTTTCAACTAGGTAGACCAAGACTGTCTAAGTTTAAGAATATGATTGCAGCAGTTGAAGATTTAGACTGGGCAAAAATGGCAGATGAGATGGAAAATAGTTCTTGGTATAGACAGACTACAAATCGTGCCGATAGATTAATAGCACGTGTTGATCGACAATTAACAAGGGAGCTACCCATATGAGTAGAGAACTGACGGAAAGACAACAAAAGTTTTTATCTGTTTTATTTGATGGGGCAAGCGGTGATGTTGTTATTGCAAAAAAACTAGCAGGTTACTCTGATGGGTCTAATACTACAGAAATAGTAAAATCTCTTAAGGATGAAATACTAGAAGCAACACAACTTTTCATGAGTAGGAACGCACCTAAAGCTGCTATGGCTATGGTAAGTGGTTTATATGACCCTACCGAACTAGGACTTAAAGAAAAGATGTCTGCAGCTAAAGAGTTGTTAGATAGAACAGGCTTAGTAAAAACTGAGAAGATGCAAGTCGAAAGTACAGGTGGTGTTATGTTACTACCAGCAAAGAATGATGAATAGAAGCATAGGTAAATGGAAACTTCCACAGCCAACAGATTTAAAAGATGAAGAAGAAAAAGAATGGGTACAGATACCACGAATAGCACGTATCATACCTTTTGGCTACAAGCAGAATGAAGAGGACCTTAATTTACTTGACCCTGTACCTTATGAATTAGATGCATTAGAACTAGCAAGAAAACACGTAAAGCAATATTCGTTTAGGCAAGTGGCTAATTGGCTAATTAAAAAAACAGGCAGAGAAATATCTCACGTAGGATTAAGAAAAAGGTTAATGCATGAAAAACAACGTAAGAACCAAGCTAGAACTCTTAAACGATGGTCCCAGTATGCCGAGGAAGCAATCCAAAAAGCGAAAGCCATTGAAGAAGAAAGAACAGGTGCAAGAACCTAGTACACAGCAACTAGATGATTTAGAAGCTGTACCTGTAGAAGAACAAAATATAATATTTAAACCTAACGTAGGACCTCAGACAGAGTTTCTTGCAGCTAGTGAAAGAGAAGTACTATATGGTGGTTCAGCAGGGGGTGGTAAATCTTATGCTATGCTTGCAGACCCTTTACGTTACATGGGTCATCCGTCATTTAGTGGGTTGTTACTACGACACACGACAGAAGAATTAAGAGAACTTATATTTAAGTCAAAAGAGATATACCCCCAAATATGGAAAGGTATAAAGTGGTCAGAAAGAAAGATGCAGTGGGAAGCACCATCAGGTGCGAGGTTATGGATGTCATACCTAGACAGAGATGATGATGTACTACGTTATCAAGGTTTGGCATTTAGTTGGATAGGGTTTGATGAATTAACTCAGTGGTCTA